GACAGAAAATACAATGAAAGAACCTGCATTTAAATGAAAAGAATAATAGTTCCAGGACCTCCAGGAACAGGAAAGACATATCATTTGATTAATAACTATTTAAAGAAAGAGATTGAAGAATATAAAACATCTTCTGATAAAATAGCTTATTTAACATTTAGTAATGCTGCAACTAATGAAGCAAAAAAAAGAATATTGTCTTCATTTCCAACTGTTAAAGATTTTCCATACATATGCACTATGCATTCTTTAGGAACAAAACAATTAAATATAGATACAAATACACAATTACTTAAAGATGAGAAATGGAATGCGTTTAAAAATTTTTCACAGATATGCAAAGATTTATCTTTTGATTCATACTTTGATCCTTACACAGAAACAACAACATACAAAAACGATCATATGAAAATTATTGAATATGCTAGATGTAAAAAATTATCCATCATGGATGCTGCAATAGAATTAGATAAACATTATAGTGTTGATACATGGTTAACAGAACAAATTGATGCCGATTTAAAATCATATAAAAAACAAACCGGAATGATTGAATATTCCGATATGATTAAACAGTTCATTGAGAAAGATAAATGCCCTCCACTCAGCGTTGTCTTTTTGGATGAAGCACAGGATCTGAATCCTCTGCAGGGGATGACGATCAAACGATTTATACGTTTCAAGGTGCTAATCCTAATATATTTATTAATTTAAAAGGTGAAGTGGATGCAAGAATTGAATCAAGAAGATGTCCACGTGTTATTCATAGAAAAGCATTAGACATACTACAGCATGTAGATAATAGAATGATTAAGAGTTGGCTCCCAAGAGATGCAGAAGGAAAAATTTTTGAGGATCAAACACTAGATAATATTAATTTTAGTAAAGGCGAGTGGATGATTATTGCAAGAACAAATCAAATGTTAAATCCAATTAAAGCTCACTTAACATCTTTGAACTTAAGATTTGCTAGTAAAACTAATACAGTTTTATCTGATGAATTATTACAGGGCTATCAAGTATGGCATAGATTAAATCAAGGAGCAACTGTTGGATCTGAAGAAGCAAAATCTGTTTATAAAGTTTTGAACTGGAATATGGGTCATGTTGAATATGGATTTTCTAGTGGCAAGTCATTAGATGCAGTGGACTTTGTTGATTTAGATGACCTGATGTTAAATCATGGGCTTAAGGTGACAGGCAGCTGGGAGCAATTAAATTTTAAAGAAGATACAAAATTATATATCAAATCATTATTAAATAGTGGTGATGATTTATTTAAACCTGCAAGAATTAAAGTATCCACAATACATGGTGTCAAAGGTGAAGAGTGTGAAAATGTAGTCTTATATACAGGGATGGAAAAGATTATACATGATTCCGCATTAAGAAATCCCGATCCAGAACACAGATTGTTTTTTGTGGGTGTAACGAGAGCAAAAGAAAATCTTTATATCATGCAACCAGATATAGATGATTATTATAACTATATACCAGGAGATCCAATACTATGAGTAACAAAGTGTTTTTTAAACAGGTGGGAGGTTCACATTATAAAAAATATAAAATACAACCTTCTAGATTTATAAATGAAAATAAGATACTGTTTGCAGAAGGTAATGCAATTAAATATATTTGCAGGCATCAAGACAAAGGAGGCAGGCAAGATTTAGAAAAAGCAATTCATTACATACAGATGATTGTAGAAAGAGATTATAACAAATGAGGAGAAGAAAGATGGCAGTGTTTGATTTAGGATTATTCACAGTGTTGTGTGTATATTGTTTTTTAATTATGGTATTAGCATAGATGTTTGAAGCTCAGAAAGAATGGATTTGTCCAGAAAATTTTCCTGATTTAAAAGGATATAAATATATTGCAATAGATTTGGAAACTAAAGATCCTGATCTTAAGTCAAGAGGATCAGGTGCTATTATTGGTAATGGTAATATTGTAGGTATTGCTGTAGCTGTTGATGGTTGGTCTGGTTATTATCCAATTGCTCATGAAGGTGGTGGTAATTTAGAAAAAGATAAAGTCATGGACTGGATTAAATTTGTTTGTGCAAATGACAATGTAAAAATATTTCACAATGCAATGTATGATGTGTGCTGGCTTCGGGCGGCAGGGGTCCATATCAATGGACATATTGTAGATACTATGGTCATGGCATCATTAATTGATGAAAATAGATTAGCATATACATTAAATAGTATTTCATTTGAATATCTTGGAGAAGTTAAAGATGAGAAAGCTTTAACAGAAGCAGCACAGTCTTGGGGAATAGATCCTAAATCTGAAATGTATAAACTTCCTGCTATGTATGTAGGTAATTATGCAGAAAAAGATGCAAAATTAACATTAGAATTATTTAAAGTTTTATCACGTGAAATACAAAAACAAAGTTTACAAAATATATTTGACATAGAAACACAATTGTTCCCGTGTTTAACTGATATGAAATTTAAAGGAGTCCGAGTTGATGTAGAGAAAGCAAGACTCCTGAAACAAAAGCTAACATCACAAGAGCAAGAGATATTATTAAAAGTAAAACAAGAAACAGGGATAGAACCCCAGATTTGGGCAGCAAGATCCATTGCAACAGTTTTTGATAAGCTTGGCTTACATTATGAAAGAACCGAAAAATCATCTGCACCATCCTTCACTAAAAATTTTTTACAAGAACATAAACACCCTATAGTTCAAATGATTGCTAAAGCAAGAGAAATAAATAAAGCACATACAACTTTTATAGATACAATTTTAAAGTTTACTCATAAAGGAAGAATACATGCTGACATTAATCCAATTAGATCAGATCAAGGTGGAACTGTTACAGGAAGATTTAGTTATGCAAATCCAAATTTACAGCAAATACCAGCAAGAAATAAAGAATTAGGTCCTATGATTAGATCATTATTCTTACCAGAAGTAGATCATAAGTGGGGATGTTTTGACTATTCGCAGCAAGAACCAAGACTTGTTGTTCATTATGCAGCCACAACTGAACCAATTTGTTTTGATGAATCAGTTACAAAAATTGTAGATCAATTTAAAAACAATTCTGTAGATTTCCATAAGACTGTTGCAGAGATGGCAGGTATATCTAGAGATCAAGCTAAAACAATTAATCTAGGATTATTCTATGGAATGGGTAAAGCAAAATTACAAGCTGAACTTGGTTTAAATACGAAAGAAGAAGCTGAAAATTTATTTAATCAGTATCATACTAACGTTCCATTCGTAAAAGAATTAATGAATAAGACATCAGCTCATGCACAAACTTCAGGATCAATAGGAACATTATTAGGACGTCGTTGTAGATTTAATAAATGGGAACCAGCAACATTTGGTATGCATACTGCAATGTCATTTGAAGAAGCTGAAAGAACTTATGGACGTGGTAGAATTAGAAGAGCAATGACTTACAAAGCATTAAATAAATTAATACAAGGGTCAGCAGCGGATATGACAAAGAAAGCAATGTTAGATTTATATAATGAAGGAATTATTCCACATATTCAAATACATGATGAATTAGATATTTCTGTTAAAGACGACAATCAAGCAAAAAAGATTGTTGAAATAATGGAGAACGCCGTTACTTTGGCAATCCCCAACAAAGTAGATTACGAAAGCGGTGAAACATGGGGAGATATTTATGATTGATTATGGCATATTTAAATGCGAATATACCACCAATTTATTGTAAGATAAGGAGAGAATATTTATATGACTTACGCGAACATCAAGGAGAAACTGAAGACTGCGTGGTATTTGCTTTGGGGAGTATTAGCGGGCGTGCAACGTTGTTTCATTGTTTACTTAGCAACGGTGCGATCTATTGGAGACTTCCTATCTCTGCTTTTGTTCAAAGAGGAAGCGGCGCTACTTTGTATCAAAGACAGATGGAACATCAAGATCTCGACGATCTTCAGCTATGGAATTCATTTAGTTATTATCCTAGTGTTATTGTTTTTGATTTTTTAAAAGGTCAAAGATGCAAATACTTAAGTAAAAATAAGAAATTTATTCATGGCGAATATTTATTTACTATTGACTGGGCGCATCCAGATAGTAATATACTCGATTCAGAACATTCTGAAATACCTCACGAACACAAGTGCGGGCATGTTTTGGCTCTTGACAACGGTAATTACGCAATTATGCCTAATAATCGTATTTTGTGGAACGTGCCTAGTTTTACTACTTCTACACATTGGCCGGACTATAAAGTCCAAACTTCCAAATGGAATGTGGAAAACAAAAATTGGGTAACAGAAGATTCTGATAATATGTTTTATCAAGTGGAGGATAAATGAGTAGTGAGTTTAAATTAAGCGACCAAACAAGTGTAGCATTACCTATTAAAAATATAGTTGCTATTGTATCTGCTATTGTTGTAGCGGTATGGACTTATTTCGGTATTGTTGAAAGATTAAATAGATTAGAAACTAATGAAAAGTTAATGGCTCAGGATCTTCTTAAGAAAGCAGATCAAACTCCTAAGAATCAAGAATTATTTATGTTGATTGAGTATCAAGCTAAAACAATAGAGAAACATACAAAACAATTAGAAGAAAATGTTCATACAAAAGTATTAATATCTCAATTAGAAAAGAAAGTAGATAAATTAGAAAAAGAATTAGATACCGTAAGAGGTAAATAATGATTGAAGCAGTGTTTGCATTACTAATGTATATGAATGGTAAGTTAGAAGGATATTCTCCTAAAGCTAATATTGCAGATTGTTTAGAACAGAAAAGAAAAGTAGAACGTGATGGTAACACTAATGTTACTTCATGGAGTTGCAAAGAAGTAAAAGCCATAGTAGAAGTAGACAAGCATGGCGTTAAACGAATCAAAGAAGTTAAGCAAGATTAATTGTATTAACAACCTAGCAGTTGGATGCTGCCTCTCAAATCAATG